CCGTGTATAAAAACATTATCTAAAGGGTCTAAGGGAAGATATATCAGATCTGTACCTGTTATCCCTATTTATCCTTATGCAATTTCATAACTAGTTGGATATTACCTTAGAGATTAAGGACTCGGTACTGCTATCGCTGGGCTCCCTTTTTCTGCTTAACTTCCAGGAAGTATACCCAATGTAATTGTTCCTGATTTATTAACTTATTAACCTGTAGAATATAACCTTATCCCTGTAGCTAACGTTCTTGCTGTAGTCCATCTTTTCGTTCCGTCTGTAAAATTGCTCGAACTTAGATCTTATGGATTATCATTGACACTACCTCCTCCTGCTAGAGGATGTACATACACTTAATTTGGAAAAGTGACTGTACTTGCTCCATAAGAGTATTACCCAGTTACACCTGGGTTTATATCTTTATTCGCATTAAACCATGAAAATCCATTACTAATTTGTTATTACGAGAAACAATGTGGATTAACCACAATAGCTCCATGGCCTGTACCTGGTGTGAAATCAAATTCCAATCTATAAGTTAGCAAAGAAGTAGGTTAAAAGAAACTAGATGGAGCTCTTACAGCTTAAGAATTGAAAGGTGATAACACCATTCTCTTATACTTATCATAGTCCATATTCTTCATAGAAAACTACTACTAATATGTAACTTTATCTTTCTTTTATTAAGAAATATTGTTTTTCATAGCTCTTTTCACCCTTTGTTATTCAGAAGTTTTCTACCTTCTATTAACTCTAAGATCCGAAATCTCTTTCTATAGAGCGTTTAAGCTTTAAACTTTATCTTTAGATATTTGTGGTACATTATTCTTCTTTTTCCTAGAACCAATAAAGTTCTTAGCTCGTATGTGTTGTAGTTCAATTATTTGTTAAGGAATCTTACTACCTGGTTCTTTAACAACTGTCTTATTTATAGAAGACGGCTCACTCTTTCCTCCTTGGTTTGGGTTTTTAATTTATGTTGCTTTAGTAATAGATTGAATATTTTACACTTAAGAGTTTATTAGACTTTAAGAAAAACAAGATGACCCGATTTGAACCTCGTTCAAATTAGTTCTCCTTGCTATAATATTCATTCCTCCTCCTGCTACTACTGGTTTGTATGTATTTTGTTTTAACCAGTCAAACCTATTATCCATAGCATCATTAATTTACCCTATTATTTGATATTTGTCTAACTCTGACATATCTCCAAATTAGCTTGACACGTCTATTAAATCCACATCAGCTCCCTAATATAATTAAGTGGATATAATAACGCTACTCCTGTGCAACATTGTAGCCATACTTATGTTCAAAAATTAAGATATGAAGGAATATTATTTTGCTAATGACATATTCTATTAAAGATCTCCTAAATTTTTACACATCTTTTTAACGAAAGTAAAATCATATCCAGAACAAAATAGAGAACAAGTTAAAGCTTTAACTAAAGCTTCCAAATCCTTAACTGGTGATGCAGAATATTATTATAAGTAAGCTATTCTGGGAAATTATCTAAATATGAAACATTTAGAAGGGTGTATAACTCCGATTTTCGATAAAAAATCAACTTTATTTCCCAAAATATTGACTTTCCTAACACATTAACCTAACCCTAACATCCCTTATTAAGTTTTAGAAAAATACAAGCCTATGTTGTTTTTAAGGGTTTCTGCATCTGTCTTCGTTAATATACAGTAAAAGTCATCACCCCCAACAAACATCTTGAAATGTTTTATTTTAAGTTCTTAAAACAAAAATTTGTAATACATGATGACTCTCAATGTATTACCAAAAGTTGTTCTGGTTGGATGTCCTGATGTAACTGTTCCTTAAATCTTCGCTTTAAAAATCTTCCTCATCTTCTTCCTTATCATCATTTTATATTTCAGGTTAGTATCTAGCTTTGTCAAACCTTAGAGTGTCTACTTATATAAGGAGGATGGTAATTAGAGTTTATCATATATGTGTGGTAGTAAAGTATTCCATATATTGTTATCCACAGTCTCTAAGAATTCTGGATGTTAATTCGAATCATGTGATGAAAAATCTGTCGATATGGCACATGGTTCTCCATATCTAGAAATTTCTTGCCAAGCAGAGTACACTCTATCTTATAACTCATCGTTATTAAGATATGAAGTGTATTCTGGACATACTTTCTTAAGCAAAGCTAATCCTATATAATTTATATGATTACAAACCCCTAGTAACTCATCCGATGGGTTACATATATTTCTGGATCTATTGTTATAATTCTTTATATCTGTATCTCTTCTCTTAACAAACCATTCCCCTGTTTTAGGAAAACATCCCATTAGAAAATTAATTGCTCCTGATATCATTGCAGCTAATCTACCTTTTTTGTATCTATCCGCTTTCTTCTTATCTACCTCAGATATCTTATCCAAATATTTATCAAAGGTATACTATGTATGATCTAACCTATAAAATTCCTTTATAAATTATCCAGGCACCGACTATTTTGAATACCAATTTTTGAACCTTTAGACGAATGATGGGTCAGGTAACAAAAAAGTTGCAGCTTATCTTTAAACTATAGCTCCTATAGCGTTTAAAGGACAAGAACTATATGTAGCAAAACAAAGTTATTCATCAATATTTGGAGTTTGTTCAGTGACTCTTCTTTTGGCTCCGTTTTTCTTACATGTGCATAGCGGTCCATAAATGTCCATAATTTGTTATCCAGATAATTCCCCTAAATTTTCTTTAGTAATTGGATGATAAAAGGTTATTTCTTTGAGAATCTTGGGATTCGTTTTAAGAATATCGTAACTATTGGGGTCTGTTTTATGATAATATTCATTATAAGTATAGTCTCCGTTTGCTCCGACCTCTCCTACATCTCTACTATCATCTAGGAATGAAAATCCAGAATTACCATCAAATTTAGGCTCTAATCCCAAATCTTATCTATATACGATACCTCTAACATGTCCCATATAGTCAAAATTATTTACTTTCTTAATATTAGATAAGATTTTGATAAAAGTCTATACAATCTATTCTTCATCAAAGAAGAAATTAAAGCCCATGATAAACACCCATTTAGGTAAATTATCTGGGATGGCCAATCTGTGTATATATTCACTTAAAAATTCCTCGTCTTTTGGTGCATACAGTTTGAAAGTATCATAGAATTCAGACCTCATTACTATTTTCCACCATTCTCTTTTTTAAGATAATTCATTCTATTATACCCTAATTTATTCCCTTAATTTAGTGAACACAAATTAAAGACTGTCTGATACCAATTAGTCGAATTCTCCATATAAGTCATTACATACAGAAAGTTTATGTTTCACAGAACTATGTTCATTAAAATATTCTAAATATCTCATTTTAACGACCATCATATTATCTACAGATAAGGTTAGACCAGTCATCAACATCTTTAATCTTTCCATGACTTGCATATCTACAACTTTGTCATAGAATAAACTTCTAAAGATATGAGTCTAAATTGGTGTTCTGTTAGGTTACAGTCCGTCTTCTAAAATAACAATCCAAGCGTTAAAACATACTTATACCTTATTGACGACAGGATAATCGTTATCAGTATAATCTATTGGGTATTCCACACAATTAAAGTTCAGACATAATTTATCTGTTTACAGTTAACATCCGTTTTTGGTCCTAATAATATGACCTTGCTAGCCAATTATGGCAGATTTGTAGACTTATACTGTGTTACTAAAGACTACATAACTATTCAAAGCGTGATATTGGGTCATTGTATCCTCGAAAGTTAATTCTTTTTCGCTTTGAATACTAGAATCTAAATCTAAATCATAAGACTTATCTTGATCATTTGTGGATTTCTCTATTTTAGATTTATTTAATGAATTATTTTGTCCAGATTAAATTAATGTTTAATTTTGTTTACTAGATGCAGAACTTGTATTTATGGATTTATCTGTTTTAGATTGATTTTATGAACTATTTTGTCCTGATTAATTTAGTTTACTAGATGCAAAACTTTCAAACCTATTACGTGACCAGCTTCCGAAAGAACTTTCTGGTTTATTCTTAGGAATATCTTTGTATTTAGGTTCTTTAACAGTTTTAGGAACTTGCTTAGGAATATCTTTGTATTTTGGTTCTTTAATAGGTTTAGGAACTTATTATTACTTCTACGCATCTATAAAATTATAAAAGGCTGTTGGATTAATATAAGCATGACTTTTATAAATTAGTATGTGACTATCCGGTTTAATATGATTCTTTCCAGTTAAATATTACATATTAATACCCATTTAACATAAAAATTCGTTCACTATTAAAACTTCTTAAGGGTCATCCCTTATATCAAAACGTATAATGGAACGGATTAAACCTTAAACCTTACGTTGTTTTTGGGTCCAAAATAATCTATTATTTTATTCATTCACTCCACATTTGTTAATCAAATCTGTGGAGTAGCATTTGCCATTTAGTTTAGCTGATACGAATGGGAAGTCTCTTATTTTTTAATAAGTGATTTAAGCGAATGCTTCATAACTATTTACTATTTCGCTTAATTTAGACTTTATTGTGTTATTACCTATAGATTCATCAAATGTTTAAGGTATAACTTATAGCATATATCCTAATGCTATAGTAGTGCAATAATTGTACTATTCAGCTCCTGGAAGGTTGCAATCTGGCATACTCCACAATGGCTAACCCATATATTTAGTATCATAAGTTCTTACTAACGCAAAAACGTGCTTCCTGTTGCTAGCGTTGAAATCATCTTTAGATCCTACAAATCTACTATGTATGTGTAGGAAATACATACCATATATCTTACAAATGATAGTTAACATTACCTCTTTATACGCTAAGACAGTAAATAATCGTCGTAACAATCTAATTTGGTCTCCTCGATAATAATAATGGTAGATGGATGTAAATAATATATGTAGTAAAGTTGATACTAGTATACCAATAGTAATATTGAAATATGTTGTAAATAATAAAACAACAAAAGTTATCAAAAAGATCAATAAAATGTTAAAGATATTGACTATCGATATTGTTATAAGGAATCCAATTATGCAAAACAATTTATATATAGCGTAAACAGGGCTTAAACCTGATGCTATCCAAAAACCATAGTATATAACATTCTCTGTTCCTCCATACACATAGACAAGAGCAAAGAATAACCAGTCACAAAAACCTTTATAAGGAAACGCTTAATAATTGGTGATCCCTATAAAAACTAAAGCTAACCTTATCACTAAGTCTTTCAAAACTTGAGTGTAATACTCAGGAGATTAGATTGTACCGTCCCCTGAATATTTGTAATACTACTCGACAAGGATAAAGAGGATTAGGATAGCACCATGTGCAACTCCGTAGGATAAATTATCTCTTTATCTCCCTACTTATCTTCGTGATCTATTAAGTAAGACACCAAAGTTATCATAAGTATCTTCTTAATACCTCAATAATTCCGAAGGTTTCATATTTTCCAACTTAATGTTATGAATATACTCCTTTAATTGGGCTGATTTTAAAGATTTCGATCTTGCCTAGATCTAACGATTAACTTCGATTTCGCAGTTATCTGATTAATTGTTTGACCCGTATTAGTATTTAAAGCCGCTAATAGCACCGGCTCCGATGGTTTATCTATTTTCTGTAATATGCTGTAGTTTTATGCGCTAAAACTAGAGAGCGGACTAATTAGGCCCACTTCCCCAAAAGCGTACAAGTTTTAATGTTTTGTATAACATAAATCAAATTTTAAAAAGGTGTAATTTAAAAA